TGCAGCATACTGAGCAAAACGGAACGCATCAATTTCAGGTGCAGCCTTGGTGCGGATAAATTCGCCTGAAAGCTGACCGAATGCGATACCTGCTGTCTCTTCATCGTCCATTGCATCAATATTGAACGAACGACCTCTTTCATAATTAAATGTAACTGTTTCATTTGTAAGAGTTACATCGCCGCCCACATAACCGTTTTCGCGGCTGTAATCCGCAAGACCGTCCATTGACATCTTTGGAATAACAATTTCATTTGCATTTGCACCCATCTTTACAAGACGGTTGTTGCCGTCAAGAACAGATGTAACAGACGCAAGCTTATAAACTTCATCAAGCACATTGATGTATTTAGAAAATTTTTCAACATTATTAGACATTTTTCATTTCTCCTTAAAATTTAATTATTTAAAGGCAGGCAGACCCATTATTTCACGAACATCACTGTCGGTAACAGCTCCACCAAAGCCCATAGTCGATGCAACCGCAATCGGCACATCGTTGTCGGGAATGAAAAGATTTTCTCTTCCCTCAATCAGACTGCTGTAAATTTCAGCATCAGATTTTCCTGTGTTCTTCTCTTCTGCAACCGCAGCACGGAACTCAGCAAAAAGTCCGTTTTGTGTATACTTGTTTACAAACTCTTTACCCTCCGTCGCAGTACCGAATCTTTTGGCAAGGTCAGCTTCTGCTTTTTCTGCTTCACGGCTTTTCTCGCTTTCCTCAATGACTTTTTGCAGCCTGTCAATTTCATTTTTCATTTTCTCTGCCTCACATTGAGCATTTTCAACGCCCGAAAGCTTGTCTTTAATCAAAGCATTTTCAGCTTCAGCATCCTCAAAAGCCTTCTGAAGCTCCGAAAAAGACCCCTTTGCCTTGCCGACATCTCTGGAATTTATATCAAGAATTTTCTTTAACTGTTCATCTGAAATCCCCTCAATAATTCCTCTGATTTCATCTCTTGTCATAGCTATAACATCCTTTCTTTTTGCAGAAAATACATCTGCCATTCTACGGTTTGTTATCACAGTTTCCCTCTGCACGAATTTTCGTAGTTTAACGTCGTTGCGGACCTTCGGTGTGGCAAGCGGTTCTTTATTCAAAAAATATTACCTATTTTTCTCATTTTAACCGCTGCCCCACCTCTTTCAATCAAAAGCACAGCTTTTGATTGAGTTTTTCTGCTGCCTCACCTCTTTCAAACAAAATCATAGCTTTTGTTTGAACTTTTAACCGCTGCTCCACCTCTTTCGTTCAAAAGCATAGCTTTTAAACGAGCTTTTTGCTGTGGACAAAGTGTTACACACTCTCCACATTCTTTTTTGCCGTTTCTTCATCTTCGCCAAAATACCACATTCTGAATTCCCAGGGCTTCATAATTCCGTCACCAAGTAAAAGTCTCTTTTCCTCAAATTCAGTCTTTCTGTCTGCCGCAATACTGTCGTCAAACTCAAAACTGATGCTGTACTTGCCCATAGGTGCAAGATTGTAAAGCGTACACCACACATCCATTGCATATACCAGGTCCGACAAAGCACAACGCAGAGACTTCTGATTATCGGTAATTGTTGAATAGCTTCTCTGCTTTGAATTTCTGATTTCCTCAGCCGTTCTGTCACGGCTGTCCATTGTTGAAAGCGTTCCGTAAGCAAAACCGCAATTGAACTCAATCTGTCTGAAAATCTTATCAAGTCCATCAGCAAGCTCCCGTTCTCTAAGCTCCGGCGACCATTCCTTAAAGAAGTCAACATCGTCCACATCCAAAGTCTTATAAAGGCGCTTATCCGGCAGCATAAGCTTTCCGTTTTTGTCACGCTTAAACGCCATACTGTTTGCAATCAATGCCCGCTCTCCGCTTTCAAACTCCCACAAAAATCTCTCATACTGGCGATTTGCATCCTCAATAAGATTAATCGCATTTGCAAAAACCGAAACCCCCAATGACGATGACGGGTCAACCGTATTTGCAACAGCAGGCTTAAAGTACCCGAAAAGTGGCTTCTTAACATTTTTAATTGTCAAGTTCTCTGCCAGGCTCTGCCATTCAGGAACAGTCTCAATCCCTATTTCACGGCCTAAAGTCCCCTTGGCACGGCTTTTAAACGCCTTGTTGGATATTTCGTAATTTCCGTCTGCAAATCTGTGCTGTTCAAGCCTTGTATAAAACTCCCCGTTCTTTGCCATTGTCTGCACAAACACCGCCCCGGTAATGTTGCCGCAATCGTCAAAAGCCGTAGGGTAAAACTCATCCGCCTGAATGAAATCAACCTTTATTTCACCGCCCGCAACATAAGGCTTAAGTACAAGTCCCCCCTTGGCACATCCGTATTCAACAGGAATACGGATATTATCAATAACATCTTTGTAGCATCTGTTTAAAAAATCCGCTCTGCCACTTCCTGACACATTTGACTTAAGCTCCACCGTGACCATTCTCGCCATTTCAAAGGCAAGTGCCGGGGCAATGTGCAAGCCACCTCTCTCCTCATACATATCCTTCCAAAGTCGCATCTCCGCCGCCATTTCAGGGGATATCACATTATCAGCACCAATAATACTCCTGAAGCTTTCCTTTTCAAGCATACTCTTTCCTCCCGTAAAAAATTTTTTTATTTCTTCAAACATAATCTGCATCCTTTCATTTAAAGAAGTCTTTTCGCACCAACAGTAGCACAAAAATACCTTATTTCATCCATTGCGTGGTCAAATTCCTTAATAACCTTATCCTCGCCCGAAGCTTCATCCCAGGCATATGTCCCAAACTCCCTTATTGCATCCTCGCACATCTTATGGATTTTAAGTTTTCCACTTTGCAAAAGTGTCCCTGTAATCCTTATTCCGTCAAGCACAGCATTGTTAGCCTTTCTGACCGTAAACCTCCCATGTCGCCTTATCGTGGCAATGAAGCTTGCCGCCGACGGGTCAATAATCACAAGCTTAACGGGATAATCCCCGGCAAGAATCTCAAGCATTTCATAATACTCTTCATCAGTAAGCTGTTTTTTACTCTGCTTTCCCGAATAATAGCTTTCCTTTATCCTGACCGCCAGACAATCGTCAAGCCGCCACAACCCCATACTGCACGGATTAAGGGTCCCATAGTCAATGGATATGTAGTATTCTGTCTGCCCCTTTTCCTCCGGAAGCTCCTGAACAACGTGCAGGCTCTTGTCAAACATGGGATAAACCAACCCCTCGGCACTGCACCATTCCCCCAAGATGAACCGCCGGTAAAACACCCCCGTGTATTCCTTTTTAAGTTCCTCAACATAATGCTTATCAAGGAAGGTGTTGTCATCAATCAAAAATTCCATAATGAAAAAATCAAGCTCATCACGCCGGTCTATATAATTGACCTTAAACCAGTGATTGGGGTTGTCGGGATTGGTTGTTCCAAACAGCTTTGCCCCCGGCTCCGAAAGACGGGAAAGCAGCATATTGAAAAAATCCTCGGTAAAAAGTGTAATTTCATCACAGTATGCTCCCTGAAGTGTCATACCCCTGATTTTACTTTCCGCCTCGCTGTCTGCAACCCCCTCAAGATAAATCTTTCTGCCGTAAAGCACCGCTTCTTTTTTTGATATGGAATATTTAAAATTCTTTTTCCCCGCAAGAATTTCAAGCAGGTCAAGGCAGTTCCTTTTAAGTGTGGTCAGTGTTTTTGCCGTCATAATATAAGTTTTGTCAGGCGGCATATTCCTGACCCACACACACCACAGCACAAGACTTATCCAGGTCTTTCCGCTTCGCACCGACCCGTGAAGAATATTTATTCTCTTAAGTCCTCCCTTTGCAATCTGCATAAGCTGATTTTGCTTTTCAGTAAGGTTTTTATAAATCCGCATCTGCCGTCACTCCTCTACACAACATCCTCAAAATCTTCAAAAACCTTGCCAAGAATTCCCTCGGAATTTTCATCCTTTTCATCGCTGCCAAACTTGTCAAGCAAAGTCCCAAGCACTGATGCAAGCTGATTAAGCGGGGCATCCTCAATCTTTTCATCCATTTCCTCAAGAATTTTATCCGCAAGCTCGCAAATTTTCTTTTTCTTTGAAAGTATATATTTCCTGACTGCATATTTTTTTGCCATTCGGTAAATCCCTCCACAATTATACAGTATATCAGGACATAACGTACAAAAAGCCCAACTTCCCGGCTTAACAAAAATTTTAACACGGTCGGACGAACATCAGCTACTTAAATCAGGTTTAAAGGCCCGGTATCAGGCTAATTAATCCCCATCTTTTGCAGATACCGCTCAGCAATTTTCCTCACGCTTTCCTCGGTATTTCTTCCACCTATTACATAAGCCACCTGCCGCCAGGTCATACACTTTGAATACCTGTAATGAAGCACCTGCCGTACAAGACTGTCATCAATATTATCAATAAACCCCTTAACCTTATCCCGAAGCTCGGTGCAGGAGCGAATTTTAAGTACAAGCTCCTTTTCACGCTTTCTTATCATCCTTTCCTTTCTCTTTTCCCATTCTGTTTCCGCATTCCCTCTGTTCTCTATTTTTAAATTAACAAGCTCCTCCGTATCATGCATAATCTCCCGATTAAGGTAATAAAGCTGTACAAGCTCTTTTTTTGTCATTTAATATCTCTCCTTCTTTGCGTCTCTTTATCTTTTCAATCCGCCATACTCCGCCCACAAGCCTCAGCCTCCGTCTTAATATAGGCGTCTGCTTAAAATCTCTGCTCCCGAACTTTTCCGTTTTTAAAATTTCGGGGTCTGTTATATTCAACCAATCACTCCTTTCAAGAACTTTGTTTCCTTTAGGAAACTTTTGTTTCAAAAAAAATTTTATTGATATTCCGGTAATTTAAGCAAAGAGCTTCTGAAATTTTTTCAATTTCATGTAATTTGAAGTCAGACCAACCTGCAAATTTCAAAGATAATTTAAATCGGCAAATGCCTGTTTTTT